CCTGAAAGTTCTTCTTCTTTAAGACCCCACATATCAAACTGAAATACTCCTTGTGACATTGGTGAACCTTCAAAAAACTTATATGGTTGGTACTGACCTGTTCTACACAATTCATTACTTTCACTAATAGCAGCGTAATAGATTGTTTCAAAAATATCTTTATTTAATTTTTTTGCTTCATCAGACGTGAAAGTGTAATCCATTAAATAGAATACATCAGCTAAACCTTGTGTCCCAATAGCAATTGCTCTCTGTTCCAATCCACCTCTACGTCCCTTTTCAGTTGAGTAGTTGTTGATATCAATAACTTTGTTTAATGACCTTACAACTTTACGTGTTTCTTCATATAATAAGTTAAAATCAAACTCACCATCTTTTACAAAGTTTTTCAATACCATAGATGATAAAGTACAAATCGCAGTAGTCTTCTCATCAGTGTATTGGTAAATCTCATTACACAAGTTAGATTGTTTAATTACCCCAATATTTTGGTGGTTAGTTTTTCTATTCGCATTGTCTTTAGAACATAAATAAGGAACACCTGTTTCTACTTGTGATTCAACAATTTTAGTCCAAATGTCTTGAGCCTTAACTTTTTTACCGAGACCCATACTAACTGCCGTGTTATATACTTCTTCGTATTCTTCACCATAACATTCTTGTAATGCTTTCAATCCGGCTTTTTTAATATCATTAGGACAGAACAAATACCAATCAGCATTGTTTTTAACCGCCTTCATAAAATTATCAGGAATCCAAAGTGCCGTAAATAAATCACGTGCTCTTAGTTCTTCTGCACCTGTGTTCTTTTTGATGTCTAATAAATCAAAAATATCTTTGTGCCATGGTTCAAGATAGATAGCAGCACTACCAGGTCTACGCCCTTGTTGGTTAAAGAATCTAAGTGACTCATTAACAATTTTTAAGTATTTCAAAAGTCCACCAGCATATCCACCTGATGTTGAAATTCTACTTTCTTTACTACGGATGTTTGACATTGAAAGTCCAATACCTGCCGCGTCTGAAGAGAATGTTGAAATGTCTCTCAAAGTCCCTAACAAACCTTCTCTCGAATCTGAATCATTATAATGTAATACACAAGATGCTAATTGTGGAACTTTTGTACCGGAGTTAATCATGATAGGTGTTGCCTTAGAAATTAGTTGGTTTGATAAAGAAGTGTAATATTCTTTAGCTTGTTCTAAACTATCCGTAACCCACAACGCAACTCTCATATACATATGTTGTGGTCGTTCCACAACCTGTCCGTTTGGTCTTTTTAACAAATACATTTCTTGTAGAGACCTCCAAGCAAAATAATCAAAGTTATAATCATTTTCATGATTGATGATAGAGTCAATGTTTTCTTCACCATATTGATTTATCTTGTTCATTAGCTCTTCATGGATGATACCATCGCCATGTAATACTTTCATAGTATCACAAAAACTATCTGAAGTTTCTTTGTGGTAAGATGAAATGGCAACAGACGATGCAAGTCTTGAATAGTCGTGATGGCTACCAGTATATGCCGCGGCAATTTCATAAATCAACTTATCCAACTCCTTAGTGGTGACTTTGCCTTCTGTCGGTACAGAAGTAATAACTTTGATAAAAATCTCATCAGAGTTAACACTTAATCCTTTTGCGGAGCGCTTTACACGGTTGTAAATCTTTTGTGGATTAAACGCCACAAGGTCTCCATTTCTTTTAATTATTTTTAATGACATATTATAAATTTAAAAATCGTCTGTGAATGTTATAGTTTCGTTTAACTTTGCTTTTTGGTATTCCATCGTTCTTGATTCAAAGAAATTACCTTTAGTTTCAACCGCAATTTGTTCCATGAACTTGAATGGTTGCTCTACATTAAATTCTTTACTACATCCCATCTTAACCAACAACCCGTCAACAACGAACTCCAAATATTGTTTCATTAAGTTTGAGTTCATACCAATTAGTGATACAGGAAGTGATTCAGTGATGAATTCTTTTTCAATTTCTAAAGCTGAAAGTAAGATTTCTTTAATTCTTTTTTCAGATGGTCTTTCCTCCAAATGATTATTTAATAAGTGAATTGCAAAATCACAGTGTAAGTTTTCATCTTTAAAGATAAGTGAATTCGCGTTACACAAACCTTGCATAATACCTCTTGATTTCATCCAGAAAATAGAACAGAATGAACCAGAAAAGAAGATACCTTCAACAGCAGCAAACGCAACTAATCTTTCTGCAAATGACGCCTTTTCAATCCATTCTAACGCCCATTTAGCTTTCTTTTGAACCGCAGGTAATCTGTCAATTGCATTGAAACACTCGTCCTTTTCTTTAGCATTAGAGATATAGGTATCAATCAATAATGAATACATTAATGAGTGAATGTTTTCCATCGCTAATTGGAACCCGTAGAAAAACTTAGCCTCAGGATATTGAACTTCACGGTAGAAGTTTTCAGCTAAGTTTTCATTTACAATACCATCTGAAGCTGCGAAAAACGACAATACGTTCTTAATAAAGAATTTTTCATTGTCTGTTAAATTTTCCCAATCTCTGATGTCATTTGTTAAATCGACTTCTTCTGCCGTCCAAAATGCGGCTTGGTGTTGTTTGTAAAATTCCCATATATCATTGTGTTCAATAGGGAAGATGACGAACCTACCAGGATTTTCTGTTAATATTTTTTCCATAGTTTTAAATTAATTTAAGATTGTTGTTCTTTTTGCTTTTTCTTTTCTAAAAGCTCTTTGATTCTACTTCTGTTTCTTTCTTCTTTCTGTTCTTCCAAACCTAAGAAAGTAACACTTTGTTCAGTATCTATTTCAAGCATTGCATTGTCGAATTTACAATTCTCAAACACAATACCGTCTTTACCGATTCTTGATTTTGTAATCGCTATTGTTGCCAAGTTCATTTCTTTTTGTTGTAATGATTTAGCAACCGTAATAATTACGTGACCAACTTGAGCCTTTTTAATAGACCCACCCATTTGGTCTGTCGTAACAACATCTGATGATATTGAATTACGATTTCCTTGTGTTGCCGTCCAACCAGCAATATCCAATTCGTGACACATCGCCTCAAATGCTCTCATAACCGAACCCTCACTTTTCCACTCATCTCCCAACATTTTATCAGGTACAACACAATCGATGTAGTCCAAGATAATCATATCAACTCTATTACCCTCAGCAATCATTTTTCTAACCTGATTTTTAATCTGGTTCATAGTGACCGTATCAGATGGTAACTTTTTCATTATCAATTTATTTTTTCTTGTAGATTGGATGTGTTTTACTTTTTCAAGAACATCTTCTCTATTTTCTGTTAAATCGTCAGGGTGCATTCCAGTCCAAAGTGTAATATGTTTTCTTTGGATAATTTTTGGGTTGTCTTCAAAAAATATTTGTAAAACATTATAACCCAAGTTGAATGCATGGTTTGCAATTTTTGTAGTAAATGTAGACTTACCAACTCCTGTAGGTGCTAATATAACACCAATTTCTCCCTTTGCCAAACCTCCACGAAGAAGATTATCAATACCAGGGATTCCAATTGGAATTGGGTGTCTATAGTCGTCATCTAAAACCTCTTCAAGGTTAAAGAAAACGTCGGTTGTTCCTTTATCAACTTCACCAACCTGTAAGGCTCCTCTTACCATCTCCTCTAAGTGGTCATAACTTTCAAAATCACCCTTATCAATAATTGATTGAGCTTTAGTCATAACCTTCTGTAATTCTTGTTGTTTACAGAATTTTAATGACTTCTCTTGAACAAATGATGACCCTTCATCAGATACATCTTTTACTTGTTGTAATGTATCCAAAACACTCTTCTGAGCCATTGGAGACGAGATTTCTGACTTTGTAAGTTGTTCTAAGGTATCAAATGTAGGAGTATGTTCGTATTTTGAATAATACTCCTTAATCATTTGACAGATAATACGAAAATATTGGTTATCAAAGTAATGTGGGTCAATAACTTCAAGAATCGAATTTGAGAAATCCTTATATAAAATGATGTTGTTTAATAACTGTATTTGAAAGGTATTCCCTAAGTATCCGAAGCTTTTTTTGTCTGACATATTCTATGATTTTTTTCTTTTTGTATATGATAAATATGATTAAACTAACGAATAGTTTAAGTAATTGTAAGATAAATTTTTAGCTGAAAAAATGTCAGTAAGCTCTCTTAATATGTTTTTTATGGATGGTCGTACATCCAGCGTATATCTTACCTTTGGTGGGTACAATTTACCGTCAATCACATAGTGACAAATTGTCTCATTTCCGACTCTTAAAATAATGTTAAATGTTTCAGGTCCATCAGTATTTGATGTTTCAAGAACCGATTGGTCCTCTTCAATTTGGAATCTATTTTCCAACATATAAACAGCACATTTGTTTCTAAGTTGTGTTTGCAAATCTTGTCTTAAACCGAACATATAGTTCATAAGTTCAACACTCCCTTTTGTTTTTGGGTTGTACCCTTTAACGTTGAAGAATCTTTGAACTACAAAGTTGTTGTTCAATGTGATAAGAAATTCAACTTTGGTTACGTCGTTTTGTTCTTTCATAATTTTTAATTTTTGTTTTTGAATTTTGACTTTTCTTTTCTTGTTAACTTTAAAAATGGTTTTAAAAAATAAATCCAACCGTCATCTTGTTTTGGTAGGTACTTAAATAAACCGTCTTCCATCATCATACGAATTAGATTTTTATATCCCCTACCATCAGGGTCCAACGATTCAGAATAATATGCATCAACTAAATCTTTACCTTCTTGATTTATCAGTGGTTCATCTAAATCAATTAGTTTTTTGTTTATTACATAATATTCATCACCAAATACTCCCTCTTTTGTCTTGCCCGATAAAAGGTTTTGTAATGATTTATTGTCCTTATTTTCTTTAAGAAGTTCCTCACCTTTTGTTAAAATATCGGGTATTTCCACTACTCTTTCAAGTAGTTCAGGGAAAAACTTAAATAGTGTCTTTTCACCTAAATAAAAAATACCATCAATATTATCGGATGAATCTCCCGTGAGGATTTTAATAGTTTTGACATTAAAGTGGGGAACTTCAAAATCACTCATTTTGATTGTGTCCCCCATCTTATAATATCTTTTTGTGGATGGTGAATAGATAGATACCTTTTCAGAAATTAATTGTGTTAGGTCTCTATCACTTGAGAATATAGTTTTATTCTCATCTTCAGAAATTTTACAGTAGTAAGCAATTAAATCATCAGCCTCTGAATGTTCAACTTCAACTTGTCTAACAAACATCTCTTCAAGATATTGTTTAACTCGTTGCTTCTGACTTTCATAAGAAGCTTGTTTAAACTCATTAGAGTCGTCCTTACGATTTAATTTATACTTAGGGTAGATAATCCTTCTTTGAGATGAATTCGTATCACTGTCCCAAAATACAACAACTTTGTTATAGTTGTTTTCTTCTAAGAACTTTCTTAAAGTATTCAAAAAGTGCCAAATAGCACCGATATGTTGTCCGTTGTGAAAGTAATCTTTCACCCCATGAAAACCAATTTTAATCAAATTGTTTCCATCAACCAATAAGGTTTTTGTCACTTTTTTTGTTTTTAATTGTTACTACTCTACTTCTTCTTTTTCTGCTTTCAAATCGAAGTCACCATCAACTCCGATTATTTCCTTCCAGTACTCGGCATATTCTTTTTTGTATTGTTCGATTGATGCCTTTTCTTCGGAAGCTTCTTTTCCTGGTAAGAAACCGTGTGGTGTCACGATAATCTTCCCATCTTCGAAACCAAGTCCGTTAATGTGGTTTTTCATAACCGATACCTTTGTTCTTGATGCAAACTTCACAGTCCTCTTATCTTTAGTTGCGGTAATTTTCGTAGTACCAGCACCTTTTTGATTTCCAAATAAGAATACTAATGAAGAGTTCAACCAAATAGCTTCACCACCTTTTGCTTTGATTTTAGGTTGTCCAAATGGATTATCAGGTAATTCAACCCAAGGTTGGTTAACGATGATTAAGGTGTTTTCGTATTTAGAGTCAGCTTTACGTGAACCTGAAATACGTTGGTTAATACCCATACCAATCTTGTCTGCCAAAACACTTGCGTTGTGTTGTTTACCTCCTTTACCTTCGTAAGTCATTTTACAAGGAACAGAACCAACTGAGTCCCACATAATACACAATGAATAATCTAAATCACCCTTTTCTTGAGCGTCTAATAAATCATTGATGTAATCTGTGATTTGTTCAATATAATCAAAGTTATTATTGAATATATAAAAACCGTCCCACTCTAATTCTCCTGTTTCTGTATCAACAACTTCTTCACATTCAAAACCCATTAATTTTGCGTGGTCAAACGACCATTTTTGTTCAGTGATGATGAATACAGGTAAAATACCTTTCTTCTGAGCATCAACCGCAGTTTTAACTAATGCTGTAGTCTTACCTGTATCTGAATGTCCTAAGAACATATTGATGTGTCCCATCGCAGGACCAGGTAAACCAACCGCATCCAAAAACGGCGCACCAAGGTCAAAGAATCTTTGTGGTTTATACTTTGCCGATGTGGAAAATTTCTTTTTAAGTGAACTAAAGTCGTTCTTTTTAATAGCCATTATAGTTCGTAAATTTTAAAATTTGTTATAGTTTCCAACTTATCTTTAGCATCTGTAAGTTGTCCAACTAAATTATCCATCTCTTCTGTGTGTTGTGGATGTTCACCAATCCCAACAGGGTTTGTGAAATAAACATAAAGTCTTGCTTCAGCATCAGCAATTTCTGCTTCATATTTTTTAACTAATGCTTCTTTTAATTTTTCTGCAATCACTGGTTTCATTTTGTGTTTTTAATTTTGTTTATAAAAAAAGCATGGATACAATATGTTTAAAAGTATCCATGCTTAATTAAATTTAGAATGGCAAATCTTCTGCTGGTTCTTCGTTCGCTTGTGGGTCAACAGGAGTTGGTGTTTCTTGTTTTGCCCCTCCAAGTGAAATTTCAGCTTCTTCACCGTAAACATATTTTTTAAGTTCAGATGACCACATTGGTGTTTCGCCAACCGCAACTGCTTCTAAATATTCTACGGGTTTTTTTGAATACACATCATTCCATGTAAGTTCATCTTGGAGCCATCCTTCCATGATTTCTTTATCCTCGTGTAAAGGTTGAGGGTCATCATACATGATTGTTTGAATAACGGTATACTCTTTTCCTTGTGGTGTTTTTGCTTTTGTAAGCTCGATGATTAAGTCACGACCTTTCTCGGCGTCAGTTACATCACCTTTAGCTTTCCAAATAGGAAGAATTTTATCTAACACACCTTCTTGTTTGTAGTTGTGTTTGAATCGCCAGAATTTAACACCATCTTGTTCGTTGTCGCGGTCAATTACTTTTACGATGTAAAATAAACGTGAACGGTATTGTGATGCCAATTCTTTGTCTTCTTTCTTACCTGTTGAAATAAGTTCATTATAAACTTCAGTCAAAGGTGAACGTTCGTTGTCATTTTTTTCAGGGTCATACAACTTAACCCATTGTCCGTTTACTTGGATTTCGTGATACCATACTTCAACAAATGGTGAAGAACCATCTTTTGTAGGTAAGATACGAATACGTCGTGATGCGGATTTTTCATTCTTCTGAAGGATTGCTGAAAAATACTTCTTCAATCTGTCTTCTTGTGAAATGTTTGATTTTTGTGAACCCGTAGTTGTTGAGTTCTTTTCGTACTGCGCAAGTACTGAATCTAATACTGAATTTGCCATAAATAAATTTTTAATTATTACTCTTTTATCTACAACAAATATAGGTGAATATTTAAGTTTGTCAAATAAAAAAGGGGACTTATGCCCCCCTTTATAATGATTCTTTATCCTATTATTTTTTACATGTTTGGATTCTCGTCGTCATATATATTAAATGTTTTTTTTACCTCATTTGGAGAAAAGTTCTCAACCTCGTCTGATGTTAATACATATTCATTTTTTCCTGTTTTCTCCATCTCTTCTTCTTTATCTTGAAAGAAATCTGTCAGTTTTTGATTGTAAGGATAAGAATCTAAAGAACGTAACATTAGTTTCTCTTCAGGTGTTTTTTCTCTGTACTTATCAAATTTAGCTTCTAAGTCATTTATCTTACTCATGATTTGGTCCATGTTTTCTAATTTTGATGCCAAATCATCAATTTTTGAAAACATATCATTCATGAACTCATCTTGTTTTGCCTGAATTTCTTGTTGTGATGTTACAAGGTCAGTGATATCAATTTCTTCAGTTTCCTCATCCTCAGGTTTTTCAGCATCAACCTCTTCTACATCCGGGTCGTTTTCCACATCTACAGGTTCAGGAACTTCAGTTGGAGCAGCTCCTGCATCTGCTGCCGGTGCTTCAGGAGCTGGTGCGGCAGCATCAGGTGCCGGTGGTGCATCACCTTCAATAGGTGCTTCTGGTGCCGGTGGCACACCACCTTCAGGTTCTGTAGGTGCTTCAGGTTGCTCTTTTAAGATATATGAATTAATTTGGTTGAATCTTTTTAATTCTTCCAATATTTTTTTTTCTACGTTCATTTTACTATACATTTATCCGTTTAATAATGTTTTAACACCTTGTGGAGTCTCAACCTTTAATGTTCTGTTTGTTCTCATAGTATTATCCACTCTTTCGATTAGACCATCTTTCATTCTGATTGTATAACAATCACCCGTATCTAAATCACAAACTTCTTGATAACCATTACCCGCGTCTCTTTGGGTAACTCTCGTATCTTTTTTTAAATAATCATCTAATAATGCTTTCATACTCATAACATTTTTATTATATAAATATATCTATCTATGGGTTTTGTTTAAAATACTTATAACTTCGGGCAAATTCTTCAACCCAATTGTTATATGTGTCTAATTTATTTTGATTTGTAAAATCTTGTATAGTAGTATCTTTTATCTGTTGAGCGTTTAATGGGGGTTGTGGTGGTACCGCAGTTGGGTTACCAAATGCTTTTTGAGTTAACCAAGAAGCATATACTAACTGAAATAAAGCCTTTCCATATTGTTTGTTTTCGTCGGCGTCAGGATTTAATGTTTTTAACTGTGGTACTAAATTTATAACCTGAGTCATGTATGAAATCATGAACTTTATAGACTCTGTTAAATTATTAAACTTAACTAAAGGGGTTGGTGTATTTGCAATATTTATACAAGATTGTTTTAAAATCAAACTAGGAAGATTACCTTTATAATTTATTATTGTATTAATTCCGAATGGGTTGTTATTGATGCAATTTGTAATACCGTTATTCATTGTGGTTCCTGGAACAACTCCTTTAGTCAATCCATAAATTAAAGCTCGTAAAGATGTGTCACTTGTTTCTTGTTTTATTACAGGTATGATATCTGTATCTGTGAACGTGCTCTGTACAAGTGTTTCAAATGGTACTGAAGGATATTGTGTAATTGTTTCACAATTATTTTCAGGGCTAGCTAAATTAACAGGTACTGGATTTTGTGTGACTGGTTCATTTTCAGTTGTTGGTTTTTCTTTATCCTTTGCTGCCAACTCTTTAATCTTAGTTATTACTATTTGATTTACAGACGCCAATAAATTATCCACTTTTGGTAATGCATATTTTGGTATGCGAGTACCTTTAAATTCGGTATTAAATCCGCCAGTATTAATATTATGGTTCACTTCAGTTATCCAATATGGACCATAAAACATAGGGACGTGTCTTAGTACAAAATACATTGTAGGTTGTATCATGACATTTCCCATACTACTTACACCACAACTATATGACCTAGATTTATATATACTATAAAGCGATGCGGATTGTTGTGCCACTTTATCACCAGCAACAGAACTACCCATGTCAGCATAAACTTTGAATGACTCTGATGTGTTTTTCATTTCTGACATATCTAGACTCAAGCTTTTGAATATGTTTTGATTTCTTATACCAAAATCAACCGCAAATCCAACAACACGATTACTCAACGAATAGTTTGTTTTTGGGTCCGAAACTCTAAGTGGGTTATCCGACATTCTCAAGTCAAAACTATCATCACCAAAACGATTGAAAGTGTTCTCTTTTGGTTTAGGGTATTCTGAAGGGTTTCCAACATATAAACACAAAAATTTGGGACTTGAGTTTGTATAGTCAACTTCTAAATACGTACCAAATAATGAATTACCAATTTCAACATCTTTCAATGGTTGACCATCTTTTACCGCTCTTTGTATACCATAAAAATTAATATAAGCAGGCATTGCCATAAAAATAAAATAATTTTCTTCCAAAATTCTACTTATTACACTCATTAAACTTTGGTCTTGTTTTGACTTAAGGTCTAACGCATTTACAACTTTTTGTACGTCTAATACAAATGAATTACCTAAATCACTATTTGCCCTATCCATAAATAAAAAGTCCTCAAACAAAGTATTGTTTTTTAAATCAGAGCCAGCAATCCATTTATCGTTAAATCCTTTCAATGTATTATATAAAGCTAATTTTGTAGTGTCACCGTTAAGCGCAGTAGTAGGTAAATCAACCGTTACATCAATATTATTTAAAATTTTATTTAGGTTGGAAAAAGTTTCTGTAACCATTTTGTCCTGTAAACTTCTTCTATCCTCTAAAAAATTATTTATATATGTCGTGAATTTAGTTTTGTCATAAGTAGGGTCAAGTCTTTTTTGTTCACCATAAAGTCTTACTAATGGATATAAAGTAATAATATTTTGTTCATTAAATGCAATTGAATTATCAATGAAGAAATCAGTTAAGAAAGATTTTTGTGTATTTTGTAATGGTTGTGCCTGTTGGGGTACTGTTGTTTGTTGTGGTATTGTGTTTTGTAAACCAGGTAGGGTTGAAACATTCGCAGATAATATAATTTCATTTGGGGAATTAGGGGTGTATTCTACCGTCATAACATAATTACCACCTACATTATTATCAACTCTAAATACTCTCGCGTAGTTTGTGTCAACACCCCCAAACCCTTCACGATATATACTAGTACCGATTGGTGGGTTTATTGGGTCGGTTCCCGGTGGATAAAATCTTATATTTTCAATCTTGTTAGCATCAAAATTAGGGTCACCTATAATTCTAAACACCTGATATGTACCGTCTGTTTTTTCAATGTTAATATAATCACCATCACCAGGTACGTCAGGTAATATTGTTGCCGAATCTCCAATAAATTGTAATTGTATTGGGTCTAGTAAAGGTGATTGTTGGCAATTTAATTGTGTTTGATAAAATGACATACAGTAACTTGCCGGTGTTGTTCCTACCGCATTTGTCTGTGGGTAATTGTCATCATTCTCCAAATTATATGTGGTTGTTGTCGCACTATCAGGTACCTTTCTTGCACAGAATTTTTTTGTTTGTGATGTGTTATCAACAACCTCTAAGAACCATACGTCATTATTATAGTAATTAAATGATGTTGTGCTTGTGTTATCATTTGGGTCAATTATATTAAAATACGTACCACTACATAAATCTTGGAACGTTCTATAATTTTGTCCCGCAACGGGTGGTGTATATGGTGTAGGTGGATTATTTTGTGCGATAGGTACGGATGGTAACACCGGTTGTACTTGTGTTTGAAACTCTAACCCAGGTATTGTAGTATATCCTAAATATTTTCTGAACGCATCCCAAGCAGAAGGGTTTTGAGTTATACTTTGTAATAAAGTAGTTGCTGTTCCGTCACCGGGTAACGTACCTTTCACATAAGGTTCAAATTTATACTTGTCTTGTACTTGTAAGTTTGAAATAGTACTAAATGAATCAAATAATTTTCTATCAAAGTTTGTTGGGTTTGCAATTTTTAATACGCAATCAAAATTTAAAAATTTATTTAATGATGTATATAAATTTGAAATTTGTAATTTTCCTAATTCTATTCCATCTTCGTTTTGATTCACACTATTAAATAAACTACTATCAAAATCAAAAATGTTTTTAATCTGATATCGTAATAATTTAACGTCTGAATTTGTTAAACCGTTAGTGTCTATATAATTAGGTGTAATATTTTCCTCATTCAATTTTAATTCACTCGCCAATGGTTTAAAATTACAGAAAGTTAAAAACTTTTCTTCCATTTTATCCAATAAATCAACATCAAACAAATTGAATATTTCGTCTATTTTTGAGTAAGTTAAATCATTACTAACAATATTAAAATCGTTTTGAAGTGGTGCATTATTTTTAATAACTTTAAGATATTCGGTCGGTAATGGTTTTTTAATTAAATCGTTGTTATAATATCCAAAATTAGAAATACCCCATAATGACCTAACAGTACCGTTGAAAACTGAGGAGTTGTTATATATTTCTTCGGTAATTTTATTCGTTTGATTGAAACATTCAAAAATTGATTGGTCGAATGGTATACCTCCCATTGATGGGTATAGTCTTATTGTGTCTGGTTGCGACTGAACCGCAGTGTTTTCAATTAATCTATATGTAAAATAGTTTTTCTTTAAGAACTCTCTGAATCCATTATTTGGGTCAAATCCTGTACCATACATTGTGGTAGACTCACTATTGAAACCAATTTTCAAACCTTTATTATATACATCCGCAAAATCACTTGTTGTATAACCCGTTAATAAATCTTCTTCATTCAAATAATATTCTAATGAATTTACAACTTTAGGGTAAAACCCAACATCGAACGTATTTCTTAATATGAATGAGTTTTGTGGATTTTGATAAAATTGAGCACCTTGTAGTGTGATATTTTGAGGATTACCACTATAGTCTAATATTGTGTATGTGGTTGTACTATCACCTGTTGTTGGCGCATAAGCAACATTAAAATCAAAATTTTTCCAACAATCGTCTAATATATCTACATTATCTTCTATGTATTTTTTATATCTATGCCATATTGAACCGTACTTTAATACCCAAGCATAAGGTACTTGATGTATTGCTGAAAATTTATTAAATGTTGCAGCTAAATAATCTAAATCCGTTAATACATTATCTGTTATGTCTTTTATTTTTTCTTTGGTTGTTATCAGTGGTAATGAGTTCAAATACAAATAACCTAAACCTACAAATGGGTTTTCTTGATTATTTTTTTGTTTTGTCACCCCATCGATGAGAGCATTAACAAAATATGGTGTGTTTAATAATGATGTTGTTTGAATAAAAGTTCCGATATTTCCACTATAACTTGTTCCATAGTTAATATATGATTCAGTTAAATATAAATCTTTGTCTTGTCTTGTTTCAAAAAAGTTTTTAAGAGATAATCTTGAATTGATTTTTTCAGTTGACCCTACTTCTGTTAAATATGCTTGTGTGTTACTTTGAAATACCGTGTTATTTGTGAATAATTTTAAATTAGGGTATTTTTCAGTTTCATTAATTCTAGCGATAGTCTTTTTATCATCTAAATAAATGTAACTTCTTGTGGTATTATTATAATCTTCAAACGCACCTATATTACTTCCGTTTGCCATATTTTCTTGTAACCATGTTAAATCAGTAAATGGATACGTATCTAACGTATTTTTTTTGGATGTCCCACTATCCTCTAAAAATTCTTTCATATTGGTTGCCAATGGTAGGTCAGCAGAAACTTTCACAGACCTATCGGATAATGTGTCGATTGAATAAATTTCATTGACGTTTTGTAGTAAGTTTTTAATATATTCTGTGTTGAATATATCTCGTATGTACGTTTGCCAGCTTTGTCCTTTACCATTGTTTGATATTGTTTTCATATAATCAATCAATTTGTCTAATGAATTGAATTTTAAATTCTTTAAATTTTGATTGATTGTAATATCCTCAGGAGCAACTAAACCTATATTAGAACTTTCAATATCTCCATAAAATTTATCTATCTGTTTTTTTTGTGATAAATCAAGTGGTAAGTTTCCATAGTGAGAACTAATATAACTTCTTTCAAATATTTCATAAAATGTTTTAATAGCATTCAAATCTTGATATGGTGCTGTTTTGAATGGGAACTCTAAAGCATTACAAGAAACATATTTAGTTACATCTGTTGGGTTGTCATATGAGTAATTAGAAGTTGGTTTTTCTTTTTCTAATGAAGCCTTTATGTATGCCTCAACAAAACCAACTTCGGGCCAAACTCTATAATCATAAGCCTTTGTCTGTCTTATGTACTTCGCGTCTCCAGGATATTGTATTGTATATAAATCACTACCATTTTCTTGTTTTTCTAATGTAAAATATAAAGGCCAAGGATATACAACATTATCATCATTTAATTCCGTACTTGACTTTTGTATACTTTTCACAGCATCAACTGAAAAGTTTTTTTCTGCTGGTATTACCGCTAATAACCTGTCCTTATCAGTTCTTACATTCCATGCTTCTTCATGGTTATCTTCCATCAATCTATAAAAAGCATCGGCACCTGCAATTATTATCGCAAAAATGTTTCTAATCGTTGGTTTAAATCCTAATCCACCTTCACTTGGGTTTTTTAATTGTAAACTTGCATAATATTTTGTTAACGTATCCTCAATAACTTTTTGTTTTGCCTCTAAACTTTTTTGCATTTCGTCAATCTTATCTAAATAAGAATTTTTGACGTATATGCCGTCAGCAACAATTTTGTTCCCAAAAACAAAATAATCAGGCGTGTCATTTATGATTTGGCCTTTTTCATCTCTTACTTGTGTTGTAAGTTGAGCATTTCTTGCTTCGTTTTCAATAAATTTTTTATATTCATCAGGATTTTCTGCTTCTAAATTTCTACTATACCTTGATAAGTATGTATTTAACACATCGGCCCTATTGTTTTGCCAAGCATTAAAATCTAATTTTTTTATTACATCTTTTTTATTTTTAGTTAAAATAGTAATTTGGTCTTTTGTTTCTCCTTTTTCACCAAAAGTTGCATTGTCTTTCAATTGTTTTGTATAATCAATTATATTTTTGTCTATAAATGTTTTGTAATCTTCTCTAGACTGTAACGCAACTTCTTTTTTGAAAGGGTAATATATTTCTTCACCGACAACATAAAAACTTGTTCTATCAAGAAAATTATTAATAGAATAATCATAAACTTTTTTTCTTAAATTAATCAAAGTATCCGCAAACAACTTCAAATCGTTTAACTTAGTAAAATCTGCCTGAGTTTCTAAATTTTTTTTCAATTTAGATTCAAAGTTTTCCACTCTCAAAACAAAATCCTCTATCGAGAGCATCGGAAAGTTGTCAGGTATTAAACCTTTTCTCATATAGGTTTTGTAAACCTCTTCTAATTTTTGTCTACCCTTATATGTATTGAAGACGTTCTTATTACCTGTGCTTGCTTGTGTTACGGTAATTTGGGTATTATACATTTTTGGTGCGTTTACCGCGTAAGATAAAGGCGTATCAAAAAGAAGTGCAGTGAATTTACCAATTAGTTTGAGTGAAATATTATAATTACCTGTGTCCGCATCAAAACTTGCGTTGAATGACATTAATGATAATCTATATTTGACAGCTTTACCATAATAACCTTTCAACGTCAAATAAAATAATGGATAAGGAAAATTAAAAAATGCAGAATATAATGAATTTTCTCCTTGTTCAAATAAAGACCTTCCTTGTATATCGACTAATTGTATATTTACTTCAGGAACACCCGTTCCCTTAATATTAACTCTTATTTCTTTTATACCTAATAATTGTGTATCTTCAGGGTTGGAAACGGAACGTTTAAAAGATTGTCTACCTTCAAAGTTCACAACTCTTTCACTTGATTGATTAGCTCCGTTGAAAGTTCTTGTGCCTTCTCCCGTCAATTGGTCTGACCAACTTGTATCAAATTGTGTCTTACCTTTTGGTTTCATGAAATTAATTTTCAACGCGTCGTCACCCGCAAACATTGTTGCGATACTTGTTGTATTAATAACCGGTGAGTCAAAATTATCACCAATAGCTAACTTAGTTCTTGGGATTATAAATGTTTCTAAATTGGCATAATAAACTAAATCTTCATGGTCAACAAGGCGTTCTTGTTTTGTACCGTCGGGAGAAAAAACTTCGTTTGGGTTAACAACAACAATGTTATCATAATCGGTCTCAATAAAGATTTTTTTATTTTGTTTTAATCTAACGGCCATAATAGAATATGTGAGTATCTAAAGCAGCTTTATAATCTTGTAATGCCGCAGTTAATGGAAAAGGAATAATTAATATTGTACCATCAGGTATGTTTTGTTCAAGTCCACCATATAAAGAATTTGCTGCCAATATTAACCAACCAAAATATGGTGTTCCATATTTTTCAAAACTTATTTTATCTAACCTACTTCTTCCTTGTCTATACAAATATTGCTGGTCTGTAACTCTACCAGGTATAGATAAAAACGGAACAACAGTTTGTTGTCCGTTAATCAAAAAATCTTTATATCTATTGTAGTAATCCATTATTGAAAACTTTTTTGTAAATTAAATTTGTCCCACGTCGCATTTGTTGACGAGTAAATTGCAGATAAATTATCAGTATAAGGTGCTTGTGCTGTTACTTGGGATTCATACCACATTATTCTTTCTTTATCTAAATTATAGGGTTTATAATTTGTAAATGTAGAATTAAAATACGTTGTTCTGAAATCTGCAATTTTTTTATCGACAACAGTTTTAGAAGCTTTGTATGAATCTCTAAGTCCTGTATTCGGTTGATTTAGATTTTCATCTAAGAATTTCAACCAAGCAATTTCATCATCTTGATTTAAATTTGGTATTGCTTTATCTATCAAATCTATTGCAAACTTATCAGAATCATCTATTATGTCTTTACCAAATAAAATAAAGAATACAGTTTCTTGTGGTAAAAAGTTTTGATTGGATATATAAGTATTTTGAGTAAAATCGTCTCTGTATACATCCTCACCTGTTGGTATTAAACTGAAATCTTGTAACTTTTGATAAAAATCATTTATGTTATTTTTCACCAAATAAGAATCTTCAACAAGTTCTTGTAATGTATTGTTCACACCAGATAGGGTTGGTTGTGTTATCTGTGTTGTTCCTGAAAGATTATAGATAACTACTGAATTATTTTTCTTTATGAACCCATCATGGGCATCTGAAACATAATTTATTTTGTCAATTGAACTTATTAATGGGTATTGTATATTATTAATTTCATTTGCATAATTTTCTAAATCATTCAACATTTGTTCTTTTTTAGCATCTATTTGATTTTTTAATTCTTTTTTAACTTTTCTCACTTGAACGTTTGATAAGTTTTGATTTGCTAATCCTGAAAGAAGTGGACAAACGTCTCCATTATCAACATCTTCCTTCGCTTTAGTTGCAATACTTTCAATTTTAGTTTGAACGTCATAAGAGTACCCAAATATGTTTGCAGTATTTGTTATATTTCCACCTAAATAATTAAAATTACCTTCTATATATTTTCTATCTTTTGTGAACACCTGTAGTCCACCAATCAAATAATTTTCATTTATTTTTTCTAAAGTAGAAAGTGTTTTTTCAGTATATTCTTTTGTTAAATTTGCCAACCCACTCATTACATCTTTATACTTGATGGTACCTGAAGTAATAGATGTGTTTAAATCAATTGTATTAGTTATTATTGTCCCAATCGTAACTCCTCCGTCATTAACTACCGGTCTTGGTGCTTCCGTATTGACAACATTTAAGTCATCTTTTACTTGTGAAAGTATTTGAGCATCATAAACTTCTAAATTAAGTTGTTCTGTTGATTCGGCTCTTTCGTCATACATTTCAGTATTAGCATAATAGTTAAATGATAATGCATTTTGTAATTGAGCGACAGGACCTGCCAAACCATGAGCACCTATAAAATTGAATGATACATTCACAGTTGCAATCATTGGTTGAACTCCGATACCTTCAGGATTTAAATCAAATCTACCATCATCATATTTAAAAGTTATTTGGTCAATAACAATTTTTGTATGGAAAAAATCACCTATTCTTAAAATACAAACTGGAGGTGCACCAAAAGCACTGTTCGTCGCATCATTAAATAATAATGTTTGTTGACCGCTATCTGACTGAGATACAGTAGGTATCGTGTCTCCAGGTCTCATACATTGTTGTAAGAACACTAATCTAGCATTAAGTCCTTCTGGCGTTATTGAATGGAATGCAGGTTGGAAGTATTTTATTTTTGATTTAATACCATCATAAACCATTGGTTCATTTTGTTTGATGTATTCAAAATAATTACATTCAGTTAAAAGTTTTCTTGCTAATCTTTTTGTTAAATCTTTTCTTTTTTGTAGTGTTTGTGTTTGTACGTCTTGTTGTCTCGTATTTGGTGTATTTGTATAAGGTTGTGAAATTGGGTCTTGGGTAACAAAAGGGTTAGTTGTGTCATTTGGTTGTGGTACACCACCATCAACACCGGGTTGTGGATTCGGTGCAATCACTAAGAAATCTTGACCTGATAATTCTTGACCAGTTTGTGACGAATCACCACCATTAGTTAATGGAACAGTTGAATTTTGTGATTGGTTTTCGTTTTGTGATTGGTTATATATAGGTTTGATATTACTAATTTTAGTTCTACGACAAGCCATTGCGTTTATTGACACAACACCTTCTTGTTTCGATGATTTAAAACCTTTAGAACATACAACAAATCTATATGGTTTGTCTTCCAGTGTGGGACTTTCCCCAACGGACGTTTGATTAATTTTCAATTTACCTTGTTGGTTATAATTTTGTAAAGTTGTTTGATTTGGTGACTTTTGTTTTAATATCCACTTCAAAACTGCATCATTTCTTCTTTTAGATAAATTTAGATTATATTCAGGGTCGGTAACAGCGGATGCACTAGCCTCTAAATCAAATTCAACGGTTCCCCCGTCATCTAATATTTTACCTAGTTTTGGTATGAAACTTTTGGCTTCATTAAATTCTTTAGTTATATAATCGAAAAAAATACCTATTTCCTCTTTTCTTGTATCTACATAATTCCTTAGATATTCTATTTTAGCCGCATTACTATCATCAAGTCCTAAAATGAAACTAGTTTTATCTGCTTTAGTACTATCATCGTATGAAAATATTTTATTCAAAGCAGCACTATAGGTATCAGGTTTTCCATCATTTAAATAATTGTTTTTTGAAGCAATATATAAATCGTACCAATGTTCAAAATCTTGAGTAACAGTGGTACCGTATCTATTTCCTGTTCCGTCAGGAAAGTTGTTATCAAAATAAAAACCAATATCCGGAAATTGAATATTTAATGGTGGTTCGGTTGCTGTAGGTGTTGGTGTAGGTGTTGGTCCTGGAGTTGGTCCAGGTGTTGTTTGAACACAATTTTGTCCTGTTGGTGTTATAGTATTTGTAGGGTCAGGTGTTGAGTAATTATAAGCATTACTTCTTATTGCACATATTTCTCCACTCGCGTTTGGTGCTAAACCTGTTAGTGTTATTACATCTCCTGAACAACCCGTATACGTTAAATCGGTGGTAACACCAATTTGGTATTTTAAAACAACACATGGTGATGGTGTAGGTGTAGGTTCTATTTCACTATCAATATCAATTTCTTGTTCAGGTATAGAATAACTGTTTTCTTGTACTACAGTGACAACATCTTCCGTAGTTAATATTTGAGTTTCAAAAATATCATTAGGAGTAAACATTGGGAATTTACTAACTAAGTCCCATAAATCGTACTTAGTACATCCCGCAAAGAATGAATCAATAATTTGTGTTATTTCTCCATTGTTTCCAACATTTTCTAATTCTTTATCAACTAATACATTAAGGATTGATGGATGGTCAACAATAATTTTAAAAGAAACGTTACCCTTTCTTGATGTGTTAGTGTAAGTATAAATCGGTTCAGTTCTACCTAAAAAATTGTTGTCAGTCCATTGTGTACTAACACTTTCATCAAAACTTAAATCATATGGTGGGAACCACATAATTCTACCTCCATTTGGTCCCTTTTCACAAGCCGGTAAATCATCATAAGTAAAACCCTTTTTATTTGATGTTCTCCATGCCAAGTTTTCTAAAGATAGCATGTATTTTTTTACTTTACCATCTTTTATACTATATCCGTCAGTTGGTGCAATATTTAAATTGTAAGTGTTGTCTAATACTGAATTAGTATAACCTCTTATATTACCATCTGTTTTTTGTAACTCGTCATAAGTGTAGTATGGTCTGTCTTTTGTGAATACTCTACAATACTCAAGACCTGTTGGTGTTGCGCTACTATCAGGTTTAGAGTTTTGGGTTGTATATCTTACAACTCTTGAACCTTTTGTTAATTCTTGATATCCGTCGTTAAATACTTTTGATACTTGGTTAATTGCGGTTCCAACATGTTCTAAAGGTTGTGAACTTCGTTGCCCTGCATCTACAAGTTTTTGTGTTACATCTAATAAAGAACCTGGTGTGAAATCTAAATTAGTAGACTTAGTTGAATCAAAACCTACTAAATTACCAAAAGTAAATTCACTATTGTCTTCGAATTGCTCTCCACCTCTACCTTGTAATTTACCTTGTAGTGGTTTGTTATCCTCTTTCGGACTCTTACTACCAATCCAAGTTACGCCACCGAAGATACCAGCACCAATCCATTTAACACCATCTTTATTAGCTCCCGCACTATATAAGTTTCTACTATTTAAACCAAATTGTGTTTCATTTAATTGTTCTCCTTCATATAACTTACCCATATTAGAGTAAGAAAGCACAGGTCCCATTGATGAGGTTTTACCATCTTTTGCATATGGTAGTTCGGGTGCGGGGGACATTAATTCTGTCAAATGATTTTTTCTATCACCAAGGTAGAACACACCTTTAGGTGCGAGTAAATTATTACCTATTTTATAATCGGGTCTGTACTGATTATATTTTAATTGGTCATAAAGTAATTTACGTGTTGGTACTGATGTAAATTCAACAAATAATTCAGATGAAGATTGATTTGCGGGTTGTAGAGCACTAAATAAAGAACCTAAAGCCCCACCTATTAATGATAATGGGTTTTCAAAAGGTCCATTACCTATTCGTTCAGGATAATCAAAATACTCACCAGGAATATAAGAATAGGGTGAATAAAGACCACCTAATTTAGCGGCAAAGTTAATACCTTGACCAAATAGAAAATCAGGAGTTGTAATATTATAAACTCTCGATACAATAGGAATATTACCTGTTAATAAACCAATAGCATCGAAAGGGTCGGTATTTGGTTGAGCAGATATTTCTCCAGTATCGGGATTAACATTAGAATTGAATATATTTACTTGTCCTAATGTTTGTTGAAATAACTCAAGCGCAACTCTATGTTTAAATTCTTTATTTAATTGTTTTGCGCCAATATTTGCTAAGTCAGAGTCTTGTGATAAACTACCATCAGAACCCGATGGGTCATCATTTAATAATATACTATATGGTGTGTAGGTAGATGGTAAAAATATAAACGTATTATCTGAATTAGCATATGGTAACTGTAACGCCTCTTGTTGAAGGGTTTTGAAATCTGTCGGGTCATATTCACCATCACCCGTAGCATATCTGTTTGATAGGTATGCTTCAGTTTCTTTAATTCCTCCAACAAGTTCTAAAAGAGAGCCATCCGAATCAGTAACGTCGTAATTACCTTGTGGTATTACTAAATTTTTTTGTTTTCTGTACGGTTCAACTTCAGTTTCACTTTGTCCCTGTTCAGGGCCCCATTGATTTTGTAAGAAATTAGGTTTTCTAACGTCTTCACCTACAATTTGTAATTCACTATCTACAGTATCAGGAAACCCATATTCACCTTCATTTGAGTTGGTTTGTAGGTTATTATTTATTGATACTTCGGTTGTTGGTAAATTTTCAGGACCATATTGATTTATAGCAATTAATGCAGGTCTATCCGTTTCTCCTTTTATTTCTAATGGACTATCTACAGTATCAGGAAAACCATACTCACCTTCGTTAGCATTAGTTTGTAAATTATTATTAATCGAAACTTCGACATTAGAAGGGTTTTCAGGTCCGTATTGATTATTTGTAATAAGAATAGGTCGGTCGGCATTTGCGGTAGTTTCTAAATTACTACCAATCGTATCTTGTACCGTATATTCACCTTCACCAACAGTATTAATAACTTTATCATTATTAATGTACCAAGCAGTTGAGCCGAAGTCTGATAAACCATTTTCAGGTCTATAAACATTTTTTATTATAATTTGTTTTTCAGTATTGTTACCAATAATCTCTAAATCACTTTCTATAGTGTCAGGATATCCATATTCACCTTCATTTGATTTATAATTTAAATTAATATTGATTGGTACGATGTCTCCATATTCTCCAGTACTTGTTTGTGGACCATACTGATTTATAGGTAAAAGAATTTGTTCTTGTTGGTTACCTATTTGTTCAACACTTGGGGAGTCAATGGGTGTTAGGTCATTAATATTAAATTCAGAAGAACCTGGTTTACCGTCATTTGAAAAAGCACTATCTACTTTGTATGGTGGAAGGTTTCTCACCAATAGTTTTTTTCTAAAATTTTCGCTCGAATTAAATGATAGTGGACTCTCCATTCAGTCTTTTTATGATAAATAGATTGTTTTAGATTTTTTTAGGATAATACGCCTTGTTGTCTTTTATATTCGTTCATTTTATAAAGTACGGTATCCATAATTTGTTTTTGAACTTCAGGAGAATTAAACATTTTGTTCAATTGTCCTGGGTCACCAGCAATAGACCCATTTAAATTAATGTTAATATCTATATTACCTCCAATACTCCCACCACCTTTATTAAGTGCGTCTGTTAAGTTAGTTCCGAAAGCAACCTCATCACCAACTATTCCTTTATATATCGTGTCTTTAGCCATTATTTGTGGGGCACCTCCAGGTTTAAATAACATATCATTACCGGTAACGGTAGGTACCGGTTCAATTGGTTTTTTGATAGTTTTTTTTACTTCCTCTTGTACATCCATCATTCTATTCACTGCATTTTCAGAAATTAATGGGTCTGGTAATTCACCTGCTGCGGTTGTTTCAAATTTCGCAGTATCTCTAGCGGTTTTTTCAAGAGTATTTGCTGTTGTTTCAGCTCCGTTTGTTATGGCTTTACCAAGTTTTTCGTTTGCGGTTTCAATATTTTTCAAAAAAGTAGCCCTATCTTGAACACCCATTTGTGTTAATATAGCACTTTTAATAATGTTTACATCTTTTGCCTGATTTTCAGTAATAGTTAAGTTATTTATCGCAATATCTTTTTCGTCTTTACCAGCCTTCTGCATATAATCATTTAATGCTTGTTGGGCTTCAGCACTACCTAAATTAGCTTCTTCAATTTCACCATAACCAGGTATATCAATCGTTACTTTACCGTCAGGCCCAATTTCAGTAAGTCCCGTTACTAAATTCAATTCATCCTCATCCAAATCCGCAAAACCAAATCTATCTTTCAAAAAGTTTGCCTTTGCAGCCTCTCTTCCAACTTCCATTACCTCATCCAAAGATTTACCCATTAACGCTGCTTGTTCTCTTAATCTATACATGTCAGCAACTGAAGTATCAAATTTTCCTGTTTCACTATTAAATTTAAAGGCAGATGCACTTGATTTTATAATTTCATCTTGCAACCCTTTCATGTCTGATTGTGCCATTCTCATTAATTGAAAAGGGTCCGCTAATTTACCTACAGCACCACCTAACATTTGAAATGATGCTGCAGTTTCCATAGCACCTTCAGGGTCTAATATTTTTGATTGTAATGCACTTGCACCAATTTTTTCAATAGATGTTCTTAAAAGTGTAGCTTGTTTTACCATGTCAGTTAAACCTTTTACACTATTACCGAAACCAAAACCATTTAATGATTTCATATTGGCGTTGACATCAGTTAAAAACTTTTTTGAATCAATCCCCACTTTTCTAGCTTCAACGGCTAAATCATGCATTTTTTCTGTTGCTTGCAACTGTGTTCCACCAAATCTAGTAAGTTCACCAACCATTTTACCAACTTCACCAGCACCCATACCTGTTGCCTGTGAAAGAGCAACCATATTTTCAATAGTTTGCAAAGAAGGGTCTACCATTCTTTGCATACTTTCAGCAAGTCCTTGGACTGTTCCAGTGATATCTTTAAACTCGGCACCTATTTTGACGGTGTTTTTGTATGACTCAATTAATTTACTCGCAAATTTAGAGCTGTCCATAACAACACCACCCATAGACCTTTGTAAGGTCTTAGAACTATCAGCAATACTTATTGCGGTTTTTTCTATATTTTTGTAAGCTGTAAATGCATCCGATGCACTGAGTGCTGCTATATTTGCTTTAATAGCACCCTTTAAGGCCTCAATTTGCTCGGCTATTGATTTGGCAGCACCTCCTTCTAGTTGTGGGTCATTAAAAAACATAATAATTTTTTTAAATAAATATTTTAGGATTATGTTTTATTTGATTCAGATATTAGCTTATCCAAAAAGTACTTTCTTTCGAATGTTGGCATTTTAAGTAAATCCAAGTATGAAAAGTTTGCAAATTTTATTAAATAATAAAATTCATCCATTAAAATTTTTTTATATTGTGAAGAAAGGGCGAAAAAATTCAACCCCAAAACCAACCATTACGTTGACTTTTTCTCCTGACGGGGCTGTAACTGTTTTTATTAAATCAAGTTGTGGTTCACACTCAGATAAAAATCTTCTTAAAAATTTGGAGTCGGCAATTGGCATGTTTGAAATCATTTTTGCAATCTCACCCTTATCCGTTGACCCGTTTAGTTCTACTATCTGACTCTCTAATTTTTTTGTAACTATTGGTGCAATCATTCCTGAAGGGTAATTATTACTAATCGATTCAATTTCATTACTTTCTTTTATACTTAGTAATTTACATTTAACTTTATTTTTTGATTTTGGTAACTCAACGCTAAACAAACCATCTGTACCCATTTCATGTTTAGGTTTTATGTAATTTACCTCATCCACAATAAGTTTGACTTCAAATTTATTGTCCGTTTTTGGGTCAGTTATAAGATAATCATATTCAGGTCCGAAGGCAGTATTTCTTAAAAATATTAATATAG